TAGGTGCTTTAATTGAAACTACTAATTTCCTTAATTTAAAACCAGATCGTAAAAAAATGTTAAAAGAAAATATGATTTGGTGTAATCAAATTTATAAACAATATACAGATGAAACTTAAAAATCTAAATTCATATTTAGAAGATTATTATCCAACTAAAGAAAAAATAAAACGTACAAAACCTCGTAAAAAAGATTTGGATGGACCAAAAAAGGGTCGTACGTTTAAATCAACTAAAAAATAATAGTATGAAATACGCAAAACAAACTCAAAATGCTTTAGATAAATTAGATCAATCATTAGCACAATTAAGAGTTTTAATTAAAAGAGGACAAAATCAAGAAGCTATTCGTTTTATGGAAGAAGGTGAATTGAAAGAACGTTTTGGAGAATTACAAAATATGATTACTATATCTCAAGTAGGAAATATAGGAGCAAGAGGTACACAAGGTTCACGTCCATTTTAATAAAAAACAAGTTATGTTATCAGCAGAAAAAATCCAATCAAATTGGAACCGTTACATTCAAGTAGTAGAAACTTCATTCTCAAAAGAACGAACAGACATACTATTACCATTTTTAGACAAGTATAAAGAAAGAATGATGATGATGCCTGCTTCAAGTAAAAATTGGCACCATTCAGCATTTGCCGGTGGTTATACTGATCACGTTTTACGTGTGTATGATTGTGCTAATTCATTATATAAAACATGGAAAGACATGGGTGCTGATGTTTCAACGTACACTGTTGAAGAAATGCATTTTGCAGCTTTATTCCATGATTTAGGTAAAATGGGTCAACAAGAAGGTGAATATTACCAACCAAACGACTCACAATGGCATGTTGATAAATTAGGTCAAATATATAAATTTAACACAGACATACCAGCAATGAAAGTTCCAGAACGTTCATTATTTATTTTACAAGAAATTGGTTGTAAAGTAACTCAAAATGAATTTATCACAATTAAAATTCATGATGGTTTGTATGACGAGTCAAATAAGTTCTACTTTATGTCTGGTCAAAAAGAAACTAGATTAAGAACTCATTTACCTATATTAATGCATCAAGCAGATCATATGGCTGCTCAAATTGAATTTGAAGAATGGAATAATGCAACAGATGCAGTGCCTAAAACTAGCAAACCTAAAAATGCTAGTAAAGGTGATAAAACATTAAGAGCAGCCAAAAAAGTAAACGTGGAAAATAACCCAAAGTTAGCATCAGCAACGTTAGATGTTATAGATTCATTTTTTAAAGATTAATTATGATAACACTTAGTATAATATTAGCAGTAGTATTAACAGCTTCTTTTTTTATTATTAGAAATTTAATTGTAAAAAACGAACGTTTAGAAGATTTTATATCTAAACAAAGTGAAGCAATTACAGCTTGTGATAAAAGATTACAAGAAATTGATGATAAAGGTGTATTTTACGCTGATGATCAAATAGGTTGGTTTTTTAAAGAAGTACAAAAAATACAAGAAGCACTAAACGAATTTACCCTTAAATAGACCCTTAAATGTCAAATGAAAAAAAACCAGAACCGGCTACCACCGGTTCTCTTACTCCCCCACCAGTTGTTAAAAAGAAAAGAGGTAGAAAACCATCTAAAAAACAATATTTTACATCAGATGTAGATGCCGCTATACAAGAATATTTAGCGTCATCTAACCAAGAAGAAAGAAACGAAATATATCGTTCTCGTATAGCATACGCTTTTTATAAATTAGCTGAAAATTTAATCCACACATTCAAATTTTACTATACAGAGGTAGAATCGTTAGAAGATTTAAAACATGAAGTATGTTGCTTTTTCTTAGAAAAATTAGACTATTGGAAACCAGAAAGAGGCACTAAAGCATTTAGTTATTTTTCTATTGTAGGTAAAAATTATCTTATATTATATAATAATAACAATTATAAAAAGAAAAAACAAAAAGCAGACCCATTAGCTGCTGATGAAGATGTTGGAGTATTACGTCAGTTAGGAAGAGATCAACGTAAACAAGATATAAAAGACTTTATTGATTATTTTACTGAATATGTAGATAAACATATGTTTACTTTATTTAAAAAAGATCATGATAGAAAAGTATGTGATGCTGTAAATATACTGTTTAAACGAAGAGAAAATTTAGAAATATTTAACAAAAAAGCATTATACATTTACATAAGAGAAATGACTGGTGTAGAAACTCCAGTAATTACTAAAGTAACTAAGGTACTTAAAAAATTATATAAAAGACTTTACACTGAATACGCCGAAACAGGGTATGTAAGAGTTTAAACTTTCCCATATTTATAACAAAATAGTATGGATCCATTAAATCAAGTATTATTCGATGATGTTTCTTTCTCTGATTTATTGAAAGACATCCACGGCAACCAAAAGAAAAAAGCCAAACAATTAGCTCAACTTATATCTGAGTTAAAACCATTAGTACAATCTTTGGGTGATGCTACTGTTGTAGTACCATTAATTAAAGAATATATGGAAATTAGTGTAAAAAATGATGATGCACTAATAAAAATGGCCGCAATTGTACAACGTTTATCTACAGGTACAGCTAATTCAGGTGATGGTGGATTACTAACAGAAGACGAAATGGCTCAACTTCAAGAATTAACTGAAGAAATAGCTAAAACTGTTGAAGAACCTAAACAATTAGAAGCACCAGATTCAGATGGCAATAGTTAAATCAAGAAAAAGTAAAGAACAAATATCATTAAATACTCAAAGCAAATTAAGAGCTGTTAGAGTACTTGATATTATATTAGATATAAATCACCCTTTAGCTCAAGAATATGGTAATTATGATGCTGTGGGTACTATATTTTATAATGATTTAGATAATAATAACCCAAACTTACTTCCTAAAGACGCACCAACTGCTTCCCCTTTATTTTCCTATTTAAAATATTATCCTTTAATAAACGAAATAGTACTAATATTAACTACTAATGATAAAAATATTTATGATGGTAAACAAACATCCACATATTATTTACCCCAAGTAAATATGTGGGGCCATCCCCATCATAATGCTTTACCAACAGTAAAAGGACTAGAATCAGAACAAACTTCAAACGATTATAAAGAAACAGAAGCAGGAGTATCTAGACAAGTAACAGATGGAGGAACAGATATAAATTTAGGACAATATTTTAAAGAACAAACAAATATAAAACCTTTATTACCTTATGAAGGTGATATGATTTTAGAAGGTAGATTTGGTAACTCTATAAGATTTGGATCTACCAATAATAACAATAATATATCAAACCCAAATACATGGAGTGACACTGGAAACACAGGAGATCCTATTACTATTATAAGAAATGGTCAATCATCAAAATTAGATGAAAAAGGATGGTTACCAACTATAGAAAATATTAGTGATGATGGTTCAAATATATATTTAACTTCTACACAAAGAATTAGAAATTTTAAACAAGCATCACCTTACATGGATTCATTCAATGCTGAATATATAGAACCACAAACTTTAGAACAATCTTTATTAGAACCTAGACCATTAAAGAAATCAGACACAGCTATAGGAGAACCTGTCCCTCTATTAAATACAGATATAGATCTTAGTTCTCAAAATGTACCATTAGGGGTAAATGAAACACCAGAACTAAACGAAATAGCAAAAGATTCTAAAATTGAAAATGAAGCTGAAAATCTTAAAAACACAAATAACCAAGTAATACAAAAAGACAATAATATATCATTACCTTCTCATTACAAAAATCCTGGTCAAGGTAGTAATAAAGGTGGTGTAGATAGTAATTTTGAAACAAGTGTAGATTAAAATGAATATAGAACAACTTATAGGAAGACATTTTAAATTAAAACATTTAATATGGTCAAATACTGCTGCATCTTCAGGTATCAATAATTTTCCTGGTATTGATAATTCCCCTACTCAATCTCAAGTAATAAGAGCTTTAACAAAATTAATGGAAAATATTGTTGATCCTATTGTAGATGTTTATCCTAATTTAGTAATAACTTCAGCATATAGAAGTATACAATTAAATACAAACCCAGCTATAGGAGGTTCAGGTAATTCTCAACACTGTTATGGTGAAGCAATAGATTTACAAGTACCAGGATTATCAACAGCAGAATTATATAATTATATTTACTATAATGTAAGTGGTTGGGATCAATTAATATGGGAATACCCAGAAAGAGGTATAAAAAGTTGGGTACATGTATCTTATAGTGAATATAGAACAAGAAAAAGAACAACATTAGCTTCTAATTCAACTAATTACCATAATTTATATGGTGGTTTAAGAAGAGGAAATAAAGACCAATACCAAGATGGTATAACTGATGCAAAAATAGTATAATATGGCTTATAAACCAACAAGTACAATTGATTATAAAGGTAAACAAGTAATAATAGATTCAGATAGATTATTATTTAATGCTAAAGGTGATTCTATATTATTATTTTCAAATCAAGCTATAGGTTTCAGTGCGCGTAAAAGTATCCATTTAGATACTAGTGATAATAATGAAAGTAAATTAGTAGTTAATACACCTAACATATATTTAGGTTTAAAATCAGACAAAAATTTACCAACAGAACCTGCAGTATTAGGAAATGAATTAGATGAATGGTTAGGAGGAATGAACGGGTTATTAGATATTATAGATGGTATTATTGATGATATGTTATATAAAGTATCATATAGTATAGGGCCTAGTTTTACAGGGCCAAATCCAGAAAATAATGCATCTTTTGTTACAAGAAGAAGACAAATACAAGCTTTAAGAGATAATATAGAACAATTTAAAAGTAAAACTACAAAATTAATATAAAATGGCTAGTAATACAATAGGAAATACTATAACTAAATCTAAAGAATCTTTAGATAAACTTAATAATGTAACACAAAAAATATCTAAAGTAAGTACTTTTGTTACCGTAGGGGCTGCGATAGGAGGTAGTGATGGTTTAACACCTATTAGAACTATAATTGAAAATGGAGTAGATGGTCCTTTATTTGATATAACTCAAGATTTAAAACAACAAGCAAAAGGAAAAGCAATACAAAAAGTTAAAGAAGAATTACCCACAAGATCAGAATTACAAGAAAGTATACTTACAAAAAGTTGTGACTCTAGAGTAATGAATATAGTTACAAAAACTAAAAATATTACTTTATCGTCTTTAAATAAAGGAAAAAATACATTAGAAGGAATAATTAAAAAATTAGAAAGACTTAAAACTAAAACAGACAAAATATTAGAATCATTAGTACAAATATCAGCATTATTAGCAATATTTCAAGCTTTACTAACAGCTTTAAAAGTAATAATAGTAGCAGCTAAATTAGCTTTAGTAGCACTTGTAGGTCTATTCGCATCGGGTAAAGCAACTGAAATTATAATTGACAAAATTAAAAAAGCAGAAGGCTTAATATTAATATATGTAGGAGCTATAAAAACATATATTAGTTATGCCTTAAAAACAGTAGTTAAGGTTATAGCTATATTTAATATAATACCCTTAATTATAGCACTATTTAACACATTATTATCATCAGTTAATAGTTTTATATCTTTAGTAGAAAGATTTTATAAAGAATATATTATAAGATGTACTCCTATAAATAATATTTTAAATTCTGATGGATCTTTAAATACAGAACTCATAAACAATTATTTAAATACTCAAGTTAATGAATCAGAAAACCTACAGTATGATATATTAGGCAATTATATTTATGATGATCCAGATGGAGATAATGATGAAGGAAGAATATATAGACCAAAGATAAACTAATTTTTAAATTTTTTATATTTATTAACAAACATTAATTAACAACATGAAAGCAAAAACTTTTGAAAATCTAATTAGAAAAGTAGTTAGAGAAGAAATCGATTATGCGTTACGCAGAGAAATTAAATCACTTAAAGAAGATTTACGTGATGAATTAAAACCAAC